GAAGGAGGACGCTGACAATCCCTTCGCCTGATAGGAGGCCGCCGTGGTGCTGAAGCAGCCGCGGGCCTTCGCCGAGCAGCACCAGGACGGGCGCCGCTGGAACGGGAAGCGGTGGGTCGAGGAGGAGACGCTGCTGCGGAAGCTGCGGCTCTCCCCGGAGGTCGCTGCCTACCTGGATGCGCGGGACATTCCGTGGCCGGAGATCCCGCCGAAGATCAAGACCCCGGAGCCCTCCGGGGTGACGGACGCGGCGTTCAGCTTCGCGCGCGTGGACCGCGTGCTCGACGCGTTCAGCCGCCTACGGCACACGCAGGGCCCGCTCGCGGGTCAGCCGCTGGTGCCGGACCCCTGGCAGGTCGCCTACTTCCTCGCCCCCGTCTTCGGCTGGATCAAGCCCGGCGGCGGTCGGGACGGGTACGTGCGGATCATCCGCAACGCCACCCTCGACGTGCCGCGCAAGAACGGCAAGACCACCCTGTGCGGCGGCGTAGCCATTTACCTCACCGCGGCGGACGGCGAGGCCGGCGCGCAGGTGATCGCCGCGGCTACGACGAAGGACCAGGCCGGGTTCACGTTCGCGCCGATCAAGACGCTCGCGGAGAAGGCCCCGGCGTTGCGCGGGCATGTGAAGCCGTTCAAAGAGCGGATCACGCACCCGCGCTCAGGGTCCTACTTCCAGGTCATCTCCTCGGCCGCGGACGCCCAGCACGGCGCGAACCTGCACGGCGGCATCGTTGACGAGCTCCACGTCCACAAGAAGGGCGACCTCGTCGAGGCGATCGAGACCGGCACCGGCTCCCGCGAGCAGCCGCTGATCTGCAAGATCACCACGGCCGACGACGGCAAGCCCCAGTCGCCCTACTCCCAGAACCGGGAATACCTCGAGAAGCTCGCCCGCGGGGTGTTCAAGGACCCCACGGTCTACGGCGTGATCTTCGCCGCCGGGGACAACGATGACCCGTTCAGCCCGGAGACCTGGCGGAAGGCTAACCCCGGATACGGGGTCAGCCCGAAGGCCGACTATCTCGCATCTGAGGCGAACAAGGCGAAGAACAGCCCCGTGCTGCTCGCCCGCTTCAAGCGACTGCACCTCGGGATCCGTACCCGCCAGACCACCGCGTTCATCCAGACGAAGGACTGGCGGATGAACAGCGGCGGCCCGATCCGGGAGTCGGACCTCGCGGGGCGGCCCGCCTACGGCGGCCTGGACCTCGCCTCCGTCTCAGACCTCACGGCGCTGTGCTGGCTGTTCCCGTACAGCCCCGAACGCGGGCCCGGCTACGACGCGCTCTGGCGCTTCTGGACCCCCGAGGAGAACCTCGACGCGCTCGACGACCGCACCGCCGGCCGCGCGTCCCGCGACTGGGTCAAGAACGGCTGGCTCACGGTCACCCCGGGCAACGTCACCGACTACGGCTGGGTCAAGGCGCAGATCAAGAAGGACGCCGACACCTTCGACGTCCAGTCGGTCGGCTTCGACCGCTGGAACTCCTCGCAGCTCGTCACCGACCTCATGGACGACGGCGTGAACATGGTCCGCGTCGGCCAGGGCTACATGAGCATGAGCCCTGCGCTGAAGGAGGTCCACCGCCTCGTGCGGATGGGCGCCAGTGGCCGCCCCGCGGACCGCGTGCCCCGCTTGCGAAACGGCGGCAACCCCGTCGCGCTCTGGTGCGTCGACAACCTCGCCGTGGACATGGACCCCTCCGGCAACGTCAAGCCCTCCAAGGCCAACAGCGCCGACAAGATCGACGGCGTCTCAGCGCTCTGCGACGCGATCTACGAGGCCATCAGCTCCGGCGGCGTCCGCGCCAGCACCTACGAATCCGACGACCTGCGGGTCGTGTAACCACGAAAGGAGGCCCCGATGCGCACGCTCCGAGGACTTGAAGGCGTCAAGGTCATGGTGAACCTCACCACCGGGGACGCCCTCGTGGGACGACTCGCACGCACCGGCCGGGACTACCTCGACCTCACCAGCGCCGCGCTGCGCTCGCGGGATGGCAGCGGGCCTCTGGACGGCACGGTGATCATCCCGGTGGAGCGGGTCGCGTGGGTGCAGGTGGTCGCCTGATGGGGTACGGGATCCGGGACGGCGACATCATCAGCACGGACAACGAGAAGTTCGGTGCGCTGGTCCACTCGGTGCCGGTGACCAACTACGACGGGTCCGGGTTCTCCCCGGCCGCGATGTGGGCGGACCAGCCCCAGATCCGCACGGTGGTCGACTTCATCACCAACAGCATCGCGCTGGTGCCCTTCGACGTGTACGAGCGGACCCCGGACGGCGGACGCCGCAAGGCCCGCGGGCACGCCGTGCAGGAGGCGCTCAAGGCCCCCGGGTTCCGCATGGGCCAGCGCCGCTGGGTGCAGCAGCTGCAGCACGACATGCTCCTCTACGGCCGGTGGGCGTTCACCACGTACCCGCGTGAGGACGGCGGCCTGGAGTTCATCATCATCCCCGCCCACATGTTCAGCATCGCCGTGGACGGGCTGGGCCGGTACACGGACCTCGTGCTGTACCTCGGGGACGGCCGGAAAGTCACCCGCCCGCTCACGGACGTGACGTTCGACCTGAACGTTCAGGTGTGGAAGGCCGGCACCCGCACGGGCAGTACCCCGGTGAGCACCCTCGACGGGCTCGCGCGCGAGAGCGCCGCGCTCAACGAGTACCGCTCCGAGCTGTTCCGCAACTCGGCCATGGTGCCCGCGGTGATCGAGCGGCCCACGGAGGCCGGCAAGTGGTCCGATGAGG